TCAAACTAGCGTTCAGTTAAATACTAGTGGAGACAAGATATCATCGTTCGTAAAGTTAGAACAAAGACCGACTGGGGGAGAAACGACTGTAGATGCAGATCTTGTTGAAACTAATTTTGATGTTTATGTAAATGATTTATTTTTACAAATAGAAAATCAATCTGCGTCAGGGACTCCCGATAGTAATAAAATAGCTAAATACGTAATTAGAGTTTCTAACGGGACAACAATTCCTACCCTAGAATTTAGGCTAAAAGTAAAGCCACTCCGGGCCGAGACGTTCACTACTTATGGCATAACAGTTAGTAGTAAAAAAATAATCACTACTATAGTAAAGGTCGTTGGTCGAAGTTCAGGAGCCGTAGTAGAAATACCTGTCACCATTGAATCTACGACGAGCTAATAATAAGATGTTATAATAAATAAAAAGGGAATAAAATGGCGACATTTCACGAATTAGCACCAGGCGATATAAAGACAGCTAGATCTTTTTTAAATCAACTAATAGACGTTTTACAAGAGGACATCAGTGGATCTACGTCTAGAAGAAAATATCAGCATTTCGTAACGGGCGGAGTCGGACCGGGTATTACATCTTCGTTATTTCAAACTATCTATGACCAAGATTTTACACTTCAAACTGCCAACTCTGTTTTTGATATAACAGTGGGTCTTGCTCCTGAAGGGTCTTTAGTTAATGGAATAGCTGCAAGCACGAAAACAGAAGTTGACTCGACAGGTAAAGCGTTATATCCTAGTAGTTCACTTATGATGCGCGAAAAAGTCGACATTTATCGACAGTTTTCTCAAATATTACTTGGTGACGGTGATTCGCTTTTTACGATTCCGCTCGAGGGTGATTCAAAGACTAACGTCGATGCGGCGATGTTTATAGCTTTTAAAAGGCTTTTCGCGAGAGACCAAATAAAAAGAGAAACGTTCGCGATGAGGTTTTATCAAACTGCATCTGCACTCACGACGGATACCACGGCCGGCGTGGATCAAGATATGCCAGTCTTCCCCGGCGCCGCGGTGGGAGTCTTTGGAAAAACAAATTTGAATGTTACTACGCTAACAGGTTCGGCAATATTTACAGATCTCGGTTCATCCACGCGTAAGCTTTCTACTGCGGGTGGTCAATACGGAGTAATAGTAGATTCTGCTAATACGTCTAGACAAGTTGGTTTGTTGTTTTACGATGCGGGCGTTGCTATGTTTGACCTAGCAAAAATTGTTTCAGGAAGTCAGGCTATGTCGGGTACAATTGATGCGATGCATACGCTTGGTCAAATAACATTATGCGGACAAGGTACGGACACAGCGCAAAAAGCAAAATTTATACCTGATTTTGTTACATCGGGAAGCATCGATAATATACTCGATCATTTATGTAGTACAAGATTTCAATCTGGCTCTTTGACTGCTATTACTTTTCAAAATGTTACCAACATTAATTCGTCTTTAATATTTTGTCGAGCTCCTGCAGATGAATTTAACTATTCTTCTAATCCAACTTTCGTAGATACTGGTGAAGGAGTTGGTCGACTGGTCGTCATAGACCCGGGAGAAGAAGATAAACAAGAATCATTTACGTTTGTAACAGGAATTGGTATGTATGATGCTTCTGGCAATCTTCTCGCGGTTGCAAAATTAAGTCGACCGGTTGAAAAAAGCGCCGAGAGAGATCTTACGTTCAGAGTTCGTTTAGACTTTTGATATATCGGCAATCAAATGGCTATACTGCCTGTTACATTAGACGATATAGAATTTTTTACTACGGTTATTAATCCGTCTCGTTCCTATATCTCTTCTAGCAACGATGGTATAACGGGCTCGATTAATCTTTTTGCTCGTTCTTCTAAAATAGAAAAAGAAGTAAGACCGCTTACTAATTTTTTATCATCGTTTATTAACGATGAGGATTTAGAGAATTATAGAAAAGCAGTAATTTCTACTGCGAAGCAAACGCCCGCCGGCGGATCTTTTTATGAGAATATAAATGATTATTTAGATGAAGTCAATTTACAGACAACATCGGCAAGAAAACTAAAACGATTAAACATCATTAGATTTACGCCAGGCGTAGCTTTAACTTCTAATATGTGTAGGAAGTGGAATGTTAAAGATATATTAATGCCATATTATAACGTCTCTTATCCAACTGCGAATTGGGCTTACACGAACTATCATTCTTTAAATTTTTTTAATGCAAATTCTGTACCAACTTCTTCTGTGCTACTATATCCAAGCGTGGCGAATGCAAAACTACCTGAGCACGTTGGACACGTTTCAGGAATTTATGCGCTATCTGGGCCGTTTAGCTTTGATTTTAGAATAAACCCTCGTTATAAAACTGATCATGATTCTACGTCGTTTAAGGCAGGAACGATATTTCATTTATCTTCTAGTTATGCATTATCAATTGTAACAGGGTCGCAAAAAGATATAAACGGTTTGCCTTCGGGCTTTAGATTAAAATTACAATTAAGCCATAGTGCAGATATTTTACCATCGCAAGCAACACCAGGTACATATCCCAATGATTTGATATTTTTATCTGATGACAATAGTTTAAATTACAATAATTGGCATCGCGTAGTAGTTAGATGGGGTACGAGTCTAATTAACAATGGTAGTGGTTCTTTCAATATAGACGGAAATGATAGAGGTACATTTGTAATTCCGTCTGGTACGATAATGCCTAAATTATATTCAGGTAATTTTAATGACCCGACTGTACTGTGCGTTGGAAATTTTTACGAAGGTATAAATTCGAGTAGTTATAGTCAATCTTATTTTTTCACAGACGTTGCTGCTAAAAGAGATGGATTAAAACAACTAGTTTATACTGGCGATGAAAAAGACGAACCTGATATTTTTAAGTTTACGCATCCTCTAAGTGCTGAATTGCATAATTTAATTATTCGTAGATATTATTTAAATGACGAGCAAATATTGCAAACTTCGGGCAGTGGATTGTCTTCGATAGATCCTGAAAAGATAGCATTCTATGTTCCTCCATTCTTCATCGAAAAAACGAATATTAGAAAAAGAGCGACGTCGGCTTCTGCTTCTTACGGTGGCATATTACAAACGCCGTTTTTTGAGATAGACGGTTCTACTGACGATCCGTTTAATGTTGCGATGGCTTTTGGAGTAAATGGTCACTATATTAATTTAGAAAATTTCGTAAAAGATTTTGCTAATGATGTCTTTCCAAGATTACATCATCTTTCTGGCACTGCAATTGATTTTACAACGACTGCTCTACCTGCAAATCAATTTTTATATGATGATCCAAGAGTAAGACGAAGAAATCTAACGATTCTTCCTTGCGACGATGGTAACTTTCAACCTAATTATCAACTATTGTCAGATATGGTAAAAAATAAAGCAGTTAATTCACAAGGATTGCAAAATCTAAGTTTAATAAGCTTAGATAATCTGCTTCATACATCTTCTTTGCTTTTCGGAAAAACTCATGAAGATTCTCACGATTCGTCGTTATTAAATCAACAGGTAGGTTTTACGCCGGAAAATCCAGGAAATTCTCCAGGACCAGCTGTCCTTAATTTAAAGAAACAAATTGAGTCTACCATTTCCGTTGATGAAAGTGAATACGATGTCGGTATTCAGAGAAATATGCCTTTGTCGATATTTCAAAGAACCAAAGATGCTTCTTCTAATCAAGTTACTTTTTTTGACATCAGCAATTTATTTTATGGAAGCAGAATATTACCAGGAAGTTTTGAGTTATCGGACTCTTCTTTGTCTGGTTCTGCAGGTCGTATTTCTATTAAACTAAAAGATGATGGTTTTGGAAATATATATCGTAGCGACTGCTTAACACCAGTTTCAACTTGGAATTCAGTTGGTAATATTTTTTATAATGAAGGAATCGTGGTGATAAAAAGTCCACATTTGTTTTTCTTCGGTAAAGATAAATATGAAATGAGTTTTAAGGGCGAGCACAAATTATTTTCGTCGAAATATCAAGTTTTAGCTCCGCGAGGTCTAATAAATTCATCTTCAAATTTGACATATATAGCAAATGAATTAGCGCTTAGCGCTTCTTTAGATCTCGACGAGAAAGAAAAATTCGTTTATATTTCTGGTTTAAATTTTCACGATGAAAATTTGAATGTGGTTGCTAAGGCGACGTTAGCTCAACCAATTATGAAAAGAGAGGGTGAAAGAATTTTGTTCAAAGTAACTTTTGATTTTTAGCATGTCTCAGAAGAAACCAAGAAAACGAAATAAGAAAAAATTTCATTATTATCGTGGTGTTCATGTTTCTCCAATCGCTGGAGAATGTAATTATCGCTCTAGATGGGAACAAAGATACATGGAGTATCTTGATTCTGATACGAATGTTTTGACTTGGTCCTATGAAAAACTTATTATAGAATATATTTCAAATCAAAAGACTAAAAAAATACGTAAATATTATCCTGATTTTCAGGTAGAGTATCGTGATGGCAAAAAAGTTATTATAGAAATAAAACCATCTCGAAAACTTGGACAAGCTTCAGTTATAAAAAAAATTCGTGCTGCGATGGCGTGGTGTTCTGATCATGATTTAATTTATAAAATACTTACAGAAATAGAATTAAAAGATATGGGTCTGCTTTAATAGGATTTTACTGAGGGTCAATTCTGCTTTAAGAAACATGCGTGGCTAACCTGATTCGATTGAATGATGTTGAGATAAATTCAATGTGTCAACTACTGTTACTAAGTTATGAATACTTATATTCATAATGACAGAGACAACATATTTCGGATATAAGCACTGGACCTTAGAATCGCCACCAAGATGTTTTTATGTCGGGAAAGGTATTAATAATCGTCCTTTTGAAAAAAGAAGTAGAAATCATAAGTGGCATTCGGTCGTAAAAAGACATGGATACAAAGTTGAAGTTTGCGTTCAGCTTTCTTCAAATGATGATGCGTGTCGCTGGGAAGTGGAACAAATTGAATTTGAGAAAACTTATTCTGAAAATCACAATCATGACGAGACTGTTGAAGTTGGATGCAATTTTACCCGAGGTGGGGACGGCAGCATTGGATTTAGTCATAAAGAATCAACTAAAAAATTGCTAAGTCAAAAAGCGTCTGGTCATAAAAGAGGCGTAGGAAGGCGAGTTTCTAATGAAACTAGAAAAAAGATTAGTGATTCCAAATCTGGCGTTCCTAATGTCAAGGTAAAGGAAGCTCTTCTCGGTCGTACAATGAGTCAAGAACAACGTAAAAAAATATCTGAAGGAATGAAAAAATCTAAAAAACATAAGGATGCTAACGAGTCTAGACGAAATTTGTTAAAAGGAAGATCATCTTCAAATAAAGGAAAGAAACTTACTGATGAGCATCGGCAAAAGATATCTTTAGGACTATTGGGAAATTCAAACTCTTTGGGAAAGAATTCGAACCAAAGATGTAGTTTGTGTAAGGAGCGCGGCCATAAAAAAACAACTTGTGAGAAAAAAGAAAAATGATCATAGTCGGTTTAGATGTCTCAACGTCGGTCACAGGTGTATGTATCCTTGACCCCGGGATTCCGCCCGACGACCGAGGGTCCCACA